CCGCGCCAGGAAAACCCGGGCGGGCGGTCGCAGGGCCCTGATCGATCTCTTCAGCGCGCAGGGTCGGCTGGTGGCCGACAGCCCAGCCCATGTCGAGCTCGTGTTCACCCAGCAGGTCACCCGCAAGGGCCCGATCGGAACCACGATCGTGCTCGAGGAGGTTGCATGAAACCCCTCACCCCCAAGCAGCAGCGGTTCGTCCTGGAATACCTCAAGGATCTCAACGCCTCGGCGGCCTATCGTCGGGCTGGCTACAAAACCGGCAACGCCGATGTCACTGGCCCAAGGTTGTTGGGAAACGTTAGGGTTCAAGCGGAGATCTCCAAGCGGCTGGCCGCGAGGTCTGAAAAAGTCGAGCTGACAGCCGAGCAGGTGCTGCGGGAACTCAAGACGGCGGCATTCCTTGACCCCATCGAGCTCTTCGCCAAGGACGGGACGCTCCTGCCGCTGGACCAGATGCCCGAGGCTGCCCGGCGAGCCATCGCGGGCCTGGAGGTCGAGGAGATCTTCGAAGGCAGCGGCAAGGACCGCGTCTGGATCGGGCGCTTGCGGAAGATCAAGCTCGTGAGCAAGGAGGGCACCCTGACCCTGGCTGGCCGCCACCTCGGGATGTTCCGGGACAAGGTGGAGCTCACGGGCAAGGACGGGGCAGACCTGTTCGGACCCGAGCAGATCCTGCGCATGGCGGACGAGATCCGGGCCGCGCGGAAGGAGGGCAAGTGATTCCGCTGCTCGCCTACGCCATTGGCCAGTGGGAGGGGTACGCACCGGCGCCGCACCATCGCCTGATCGCCCAGGCCCTGCACCGGGTGGCCGAGGGCCAGACCAAGCGGCTCATGATCTTCATGCCGCCCCGCCACGGCAAGAGCATGCTGGCCTCGGAGTTCTTCCCGGCCTGGTACCTGGGTGTTCACCCGGACCACCAGGTCATCGCGGCCACCTACGCGCAGGAGCTGGCCAACGACTTCGGCCGCAAGGTGCGCAACCTGTGCCGCACACCGCAGCATGCCCGGCTGTTCCCGGGCTTCACGCTCTCCGAGGACTCCCAGGCGGCCTGCCGGTTCCACACGCCGCAGCGGGGCGTCTACCAGGGCGTGGGCGTCGGAGGCTCCGCCACGGGCCGTGGCGCCCACCTGCTGCTGATCGACGACCCCGTCAAGAACCGTGAGGAGGCAGAGTCAGAGAACCGGCGCCACCTGCTCAAGGACTGGTACACCTCGACGGCCTACACCCGCCTCATGCCCGGCGGCGCAGTGGTCGTGATCCAGACCCGCTGGCACGAGGACGACCTGGCCGGCTGGCTGCTGGCCGAGCACGAGCACGAGGGCTGGGAGGTGCTGAACCTGCCCGCGGTGGCTGAGGTGGAGGATCCCCTGGGACGGTCGGAGGGCGAGGCGCTCTGGCCTGATGCCTACCCACTGGACGTGCTGGAGACCATCCGGAAGACGGCGGGCCCGCGGGACTGGTCCTCGCTCTACCAGCAGCGCCCCTCGGCCATGGAGGGCGCCATCTTCAAGCGGGAGCACTGGCGCTACCACGAGCCCACCCAGGACGAGCCCAGGGCTCTCTGCCAGGCGCTGGGGGTCTACCGGGTCATCCAGGCCTGGGACACGGCGTTCAAGGCGGGCCAGGGGAACGACTACTCCGTGGGCGTGACGCTCGGGGTGTCCACGAACCGCTACTACCTGCTGGACGTCTGGCGGGCCCGGGTCGAGTTCCCCGAGCTGCGCCAGGCGGTGGTGGCCCAGCACCAGAAGTGGGGATCCCACGCCGTGCTGGTGGAGAACGCGGCCTCGGGCCAGTCGCTGCTCCAGGAGTTGCAGCGCAACACCCGGATCCCCCTGCAGGCAATCAAGGTGGACCGCGACAAGGTGTCCCGGGCCCATGCCGTCACCGCCACGCATGCGGCCGGTCTGGTCTACCTGCCGAAGGATGCCTTCTGGGCCTCGGACTTCACGGACGAGCTCGCCAGCTTCCCCAGTGCCCCGCACGACGACCAGGTGGACGCCTTCGTGCATGCCCTGACCTACGCGATCAGCAACGTGGGCTCTGCGCCCGCACCCGAGGACGACGAAGAGGTCTACAGCCAGGCCGGGGAGGACTCATGGATGGGATGAGGCAGGATGACTGGATCAGCACCGCCAAGGCGAACCGGATCCTGGCCATCGGGATCTGCAACCGGACCTTCAGGGAGAAGTTCCTGGAGGTCATCCCCTGGCGCCGCACTCCAGGAGGGCATCTGCGCTGGTCCAGAATCGAGGTCGAGATCATCGCTGGGACCTGTGAGGAGCCCCGCAAGGCTGGGTGAAAAATAAAGGGGGAAAAGTGGGAAAAGCGGGAGGGCCTTTCATGGCCCTCTCGTTGTCTACACCTGAGTCTTGAAGAGCAGGGGGACGACCGCCACGTCAGCTAAGGGCGCAAGCCCATTCAACCAAGAGCCCCCTGCCCTTGGTGCTGCTTGGAACTGTCCCCGCACTTCAGCCTTGAGGAACTGGTCCACAGCGATGTGGCCGTTCGGCGTGGCCTGGACAATGCCCCGAACCCGGGCGAGGTGGAGAACCTGCGGCGCCTGTGCGAGACCCTGCTGGAGCCCACGCGCTGGCTGCTGGGTGTGCCGCTGCGGGTGAACAGCGGCTTCCGCTCCCCCGCCGTGAACGCCGCCGTGGGCGGGAAGCCCAACAGCGCCCACCTGGACGGCCGGGCCTGTGACTTCGTGCCGGTGGGCATGGACCTGGGCGAGGCGTTCGCCGCCATCCGCCAGTCCAGCCTGCCCTATGACCAGGTGATCCTAGAGTTCAACGCCTGGATTCACCTTGCCGTGGCGCGACCTGGGGTGGACCCCCGGCGGCAGGCGCTGGTGCTGCCGTGAACCTCACCCCCGGCTTCCTGGCCCGCGCCTTCAGCCACCTGGGCGAACCATCGTCCAAGCGCGTCATCGCGGGGTGGTCGGCTGTGGCCCTCTGTGTGGTTTTCGTGGCCATCGGCGGGGCCTGCGCGTGGCGGATCTACAAGAACGGGGACATCGGCCTGGGTGCGGCCGGCGCCCTCACCTTCAGCGGTGGGACCGTCGTGACGTTGGCCGGCGTGATCTTCCGCAAGCCAGACGGGGTTGCGGCCCCTTCCGCCCCCGGTGGGCTGACCGCTGTGGGTTGTGCCAAACCATCCACTGTGGAGAAGGCTACGGACGGGGGCGCCCTATGACACCGCGCTACGCCGCCTACGGGCTGTGCGCCGTGCTGGCTGTCCTGGCCTCGCTGATCGGCGTGGACTCGTGCCGGCAGAGGCAGGGCACCCAGGCAGAGCAGCAGGCAGAGCAGCAGGCCCAGCAGCACACCCAGGAGGCTACCTCCCATGCAATTCAGGCCCAGGCCATACCGGATCACAGTGCGGCGCTGGCGACAGAGAAGGCGAACGCTAATCGGGCGTGGTCCGAAGTTCGCCGCCTTCGCGCACTCGTGGCTGCCCAGGCACCCGGAGTTCCTGATCCTGCCGAGGGTCACGGTGCGCCCGTGGGGGGACCTGCCGTTGATCATCGAGACGAGCTGCTGGTGGCCCAGGACGAACTGATCGCCAAGCAAGAGAGCCAGATTGCGGCGCTGGGTCTGGCCCTCACGGATGAACAGCGCCGCTCCGAGCAGTTCCGGCTGGCCTATGAGGCTGAGCGCAAGGCCACGGCGGCGCAGGCAGCGGCCACGGCGGCATGGAAGAAGGCCGTGACCACCAGCAGGTGGCGAGGCAGGGCCGAAGGGTTCGTCGCCGGGGTTGCCCTCGGCTATGTCGCCAGGGGGCAACGATGAGCGCTGCGGAGATCGTTGGAGCTTGCATTTTCATCCTTGGCGGGATGGCCGGGCTCATCAAAGCTATGGTGCTGAGTCGCCTGGACAAGATCGACGGCAAGCTCGACAAGCAGCAGGACCAGCTCGCCGACCACAACGGCCGGATTATCCGCATCGAGGAGTGGCGGGCGAACATCCCCAGCGCTCTCGGTCGCCGGGCCACGGACCACTGCCCGGCTGCGGACTGCCCCTTTGAGCACACGTCTCCTGGGGTTGATCGATGAACGCCTACGCCAACGCAGAGGCCAAGGAGCCCAAGGAGAGGACCAAGGCCGAGCAGGACGCTGAGTTCCTGGAGGAAGCCCGCGAGCGCTTCAACCTGGCCGAGGAAGCCGAGAAACTGATCCGGGAGCGGGGCGCGGACGATCTGCGCATGCGCTCTGGCGACCAGTGGGACGATGACATCAAGAAGCGGCGCCTGGAGGACAAGCGCCCCTGCCTGACCGTGAACCGCCTGCCGCAGTTCGTGCGCCAGGTCACCAACGATCAGCGGCAGAACCGGCCCGCGATCCAGGTCTCCCCGGTGGACGACAAGGGCGATCCCAAGACCGCCGAGGTGCTGCAGGGCCTGATCCGGCACATCGAATACGACAGCGGCGCGGACGGCGCCTACGACACCGCCTTCGACGGCGCGGCCAACACCGGCCTGGGCTACTTCCGCGTGATCACGGAGTACGCCGATCCCATGTCCTTCGACTTGGACATCAAGATCAAGCGGATCCGGAACCAGTTCAGCGTCTACATCGACCCCGACGCCAAGGAGCCCGACCGCTCCGACATGCGCTGGGCGTTCATCGTGGACGACTTCAGCGAGGAGGAGTTCGAGGCCCGCTACCCCGACGCCGAGGTCTGCAAGGGCGGCCGCTCCACCTGGGAGACTGCCCGCCAGGCCGCTCCCGGCTGGATGGCCGGCAGCTCGGTGAGGGTGGCCGAGTATTTCTGCGTGACCACCACGAAGGCCACGCTGGTCATGCTGGCCGACGGCTCGATCATGCTAGAGGACGAGCTGAAGAAGGCCCTGGAGATCGACCCCCAGGCCGTCCCGCCCGTGGTGCTCAAGCAGCGCGACACCGAGATCCCCGCGGTGCGCTGGTGCAAGATCATGGGCGCCGAGATCCTCGAGGACACCGTGTGGCCCGGCCGCTGGATCCCGATCATCCCGGTCCTGGGCGACGAGCTCGAGGTGGATGGCCAGGTGATCCTGGAAGGCGTCATCCGCCACGCCAAGGACCAGCAGAAGATCCTGAACGTGATGGTCTCCACCGAGGCCGAGAGCATCGGCCTGGTGCCCAAGGCGCCCTGGATCGTGGCCGAGGGCCAGCTGGAGGGCAAATACGCCAAGGAGTGGAAGGAATCCAACTCCAAGACCTTCGCCTACCTGACCTACAAGCCCATCAGCCTGAACGGCCAGCCTGTGGCGGCCCCGCAGCGGGTCTTCGGCGAGGCCAACGTGCAGGCGGTCACCAACGCCCGCCTGATGGCCCAGGACGACATGAAGGCCCTGGTGGGCATCTACGACTCGGCCCTGGGGAACCGTTCCAACGAGACCTCCGGCATCGCCATCCGGGCCCGGCAGAACCAGGCCGGCACGGCGAACTTCCACCTGGTGGACAACCTCACCCGGTCCATCCGGCACCTGGGACGGATCCTGGTGGACCTGATCCCGAAGGTCTACGACGCCCCGCGTGTGAAGCGGATCATCGGGGACGACGGCACCGAGAAGATGGTCGTCTTGAACCAGCGCTTCAAGGACCCGGAGACCGGCGAAGAGACGATCTACAACCTGGGCGTCGGCAAGTACGACGTGCGGGTCACCGCGGGCCCCTCCTACGCCACCAAGCGCCAGGAGGCCGCCGCCTCGATGCTGTCCATGGCCCAAGCTGACCCCTCCTTCACCCAGAAGGCCGGGGATCTGCTCGTCAAGAATATGGACTGGCCGGGCGCCCAGGAGATCGCGGACCGCCTCAAGAAGTTCCTGCCGCCCGAGCTGCAGCAGGAGGAGAAGGGCCCCGACGGCAAGAAGCCCGAGATCCCGCCCCAGGTGCAGGCTCAGATGCAGCAGATGGGCCAGATGGTCGAGCAGCTCACCCAGGCGCTGAACGAGGCGCAGGGCCAGGTGGCCCAGGCGGAGCAGCAGATCAACCAGGCCGAGCAGGCGATGAAGAGCAAGGAAGCCGAGCTCATGCTGAAGGCTGGCGAGATCCAGATGAAGGGCGACCTCGAGCAGCAGAAGCTGGCCCTGGACGCTCAGAAGCTCGACCTGGAAGGCCAGAAACTGGCCCTCGAGGCGGAGAAGATGCGCCTGGAAGAGTTGCGGATCATGGCTGACGCCGTGAAGGCCCACGCCCAGCCCCAGCAGGAGACCGAAGACCCCGAGGGCCCTGAACTAGAGGCTCCCCCCGCGCCGACCATGACCCGCGAGGACCTGGCGCTCATGTTCCAGGGCCTGCTGGCGGGCATGAGCGCAGCGCAGCAACCCACGCCCCCCATGCCGCCGCAGGTTGTGGCGCTGCACCGGGGCCCTGATGGCGGCCTGGTCGGAACGATTACCGAGGTGAACCCATGAGCAAGAGCAACGCAACCGAAGCCGATCTGATCGCGTTCATCTTCAACCAGACCGCGATCCCCTGGGCGGCGAACGCAAACTTCTATGTCGCCCTGCACACCGCCGACCCTGGCGAGGCTGGGGACCAGACCACCAGTGAGGCGGCCTACACAAGTTACGCTCGTGTGGCCGTGTCGCGGGACATCGCCGGGTGGACCATCGCCGGGGCCCTCGGCTCCAACGCTGCGGAGGTCACCTTCCCCCAATGCACGGGCGGTCCCGAGACGATCACTCATGTGTCCATCGGCCTTGCGGCTTCGGGTGCCTCGCAGATCATCTACAGCGGCATCCTGAACGCGCCTCTGGCGGTGCCGAACCTCATCACGCCCCGCATCACCGCGGGCGTCCTCGAGGTGACGGAGGACCAGGGTGGGATTCGCCTCGGCCGATGCCCTCTACAACGCGATCACGGTCAACGGTCAGATCCTCGCCGTCCCGTTCTCCAAGACCATCCAGACCGGTGCCACTTCGGTGGCAGGACGCTGGCATGAGTGCTTCACGGCGGGTGGCACGGGCGGCACGGGTGTCCTGACGGGCACGGCTGGCACAGGCATCGCCATGACCAACGCCTCGGCGGGTGCCCTTCCCTACGGCCCAGCGGTGGAAACGACCATGACCAAGCATCTGCTTGCCATGAGCGTGACCAGCCCCTCGGCCACCATTGCCCCGGCCTATGTGATGCTGACCGACATCATCCACATCTACCCATCGCTGGTGGAAGTGACCACGCCTTCGACCTTGAGCAACCATCCGACCTGGACCGGGACGGGTGACACGCGCATGACCAACGCAAAGGGCGTCCAGTTGAGCTTGATCCAGACCACGGCCTCCTCTGTGGCGGGTGCGATCACTCCGACCTATCTGGATCAGGATGGGAACTCCCAGGCTGTGGCCCGTGCCCTCCAGGGTGTGGTTGCGGCCCACCCCCAGGGTGCTCTGTGGGCTGATACCGGTGTCAATGCGACCATCGGCGGCCCTGTCGCGGCCCTCGCGGTAGGCGACTACGGCGTTCAGCGGGTGTCCAGCTACACCATCGGCACCAATGCCCCGGCTGGCGTGGGTGCCTTCGTCCTGCATCGGCCCATCTGCACTATCCCCCTTGCTGCGGCGAACACCCCTGCGGAACGGGACTTCAGCACCGGCCCGATCCGGCTCCCTCGCATCTATGACGGTGCCTGCCTTGCGGTGCTGGTCATGATCGGCGGTGCCCTCACCACTGGTCAGATCATCGAAGGCGAACTGGTGTTTGGATGGGCTTAATTGGCAACGGCATCTACCACTCATACCGCTCGGGAATCCTCCCGGGCGCGGTGAGTGCTGTGGGTTCCTGCCCTGCCTACCGGCCTAGCTGGAGTGCCGTATCCTTCCGGCGCACCTTCGACAACGACAGTGTGTCCTTCCCTGTGGGCTACTACGCCAACGGCATCGTCCTGCCCATGAAGCTAGGCGGGTTGGGTTCCACCTTCGGGATCAAGGGTGCCTCCACCGTTGAAACAGCCATCCAAGGCTACGGGGACTCTGCCGCCGCGATTGATGGCACTTCCGCTCTCACGGCCCCCATCACGGGGCTGAAGGACGCCGCCGCCACCCTGCCGGGCAGCTGCACCTTCACCGTGGCCAGCATCGGACGCGGGACCATCGCAGCGGCCATCAACATCGGCTTCGCACCCTCCGCCGAGGACATCGCCTTCGCCGTCTGGGGCCTGGCCAACGGCATCGAGACCGGCTGGACGCCCCGCCAGTCCATGCGCGTCATGGCCTCTGCCCTCGCGGGCAAGGTCAGCGGGGCTGAATCCAATGCGCCCGTGTTCCGGTCCATCACGGATGCCAAGGACCGCATCACAGCCACCACGGATGCCGATGGCAACCGCCTGACCGTGGGGCTTGACGGTGACTAAGTGGATCCGACCCTCCGGCTACTTCGGCCCCTACTTCGGGTCCGGGGAAGCCGCTGTGCCTGGTCGGGTCTCCGCCACGCTGCGGGGGACATGCTCGATCACCGCGGCCCTGACCTCGGGCTCCACGCCTGAGTTCGGCGACATCGCGGCCCACCTGGTCGGGTCCGGCGCCCTGTCGGCTGCCCTGGTCACCTCCCAGGAGGCCACGTCCGGCGCCGGGGCGAACACCTACACCCTGACCCCCCGCAGCCGCGAGGACTGGGAGGCCGAACGCAGGGCCAAGGCCGAGGCCGCCGCGGAGCAGCTGGCCTCCGACCTCGACCAGGCCGAGCCCAAGCCGCTGAAACCCATCCGTGACCCCTTCGCGGCCGTCCTGCCCCAGCTCACGCAGCTGGAGGTGGGCGCCGCCCCCATTCAGGTGCCCCAGCTGGTGGTGCCTGCTGACCTCGCCGTGAGCGATGAGGAGCTGGCCGCTGTGGCTGTCCTCCTGACCGCTCGCGTCAATGCCTACCGGTGGGCTTGCACCGGGACCAATCAGCCCTCCAAGGCTGCCTGAACCCACGGCCACGGGCGGCCCACGCGCCCGGATCACCCCATGGAGACCCCATGAGCACCGAACTCATCGACAACACCCCCGACTCCTTGACCCCGCCTCTTGGCGTCCAGGGTGACGGCGAACCGAAGACCATCACCCCGCCCGCGAACACGGACGGCGAGCCCGCGGCTGGCGAAGAGCTGGACGAGAACGGCGAGCCCAAGAAGAAGATGGGCGGCTTCCAGAAGCGGATCCAGAAGCTCACCACGCGCCTGGCCGCCCAGGAGGAGGAGATTGCCCGGCTTCGCGCTGGGGCCACCGCCACTCCTGACAGGCAGCCGGAAGCCCTGACTGAGCCGCAGCCCCCCGACGAGAACAGCTTCAGCAGCTACGCGGAGTTCAAGGCCGCGGAGCGCAAGTTCATCGCCGACCTGGCCGAGTACAAGGCCGAGATGAAGCCCCAGGCCCGCGACAAGGCCAGGGAGCAGGAATCCGAAGCCGCGAAGGCCCAGGAGCGGCAGCCCGAGGCGCAGACACCCTGGACCAAGCCACCCC